CCTATAGAGGGTCCGTCATAATATTCTGTTTTTAATTCAAAAATAATAGTACTGGACCCAACAGAAACATTAACAATATTTCCAAAATCACCCTTGACTTTATATGAAATTATTTTTTCCGATTTTAATGGAGTTGATTCAAAAATTATCGGAGGAGAATCTTCTTTTAAATAACCAAATCCAGGATTTGCTATATTGACAGAAGTTATCGAGTCACCAGAGACGTTTGCAGTTGCAGTTGCTCTATTATAAATTGGTTCAGCATAAATTATTGTTCCTGTAGATCCAACACCAACATATCGTCCTCCAGTTCCAAATGAATTTACAAAAATTAAATCGTTAATTTTATTTGATTGATTTGTTGACCTTTCCAACCAATATACAAGATCAAAAGAATAATATAGTTTTGAATCGGAAGTCAAAATTACATAAAAATCTTCATAATATCTTATATTTACAATATCTTTATTGAGAGATGGATTTGTTGATATTAGATTCCAATTTAAATTAGAATCGGATACTATGATAGTTCCACCATCACCGACAATGACAAATTTGGTATTGTCCCAAATAACTTTATTTAAGTTATTTCCTGTTGGTGATGGAGATAAAACCCAATTTTCACCATCAGTTGATATTACTATTGAACCATTCTTTCCAACAGCAACAAAACGACTTTCCGTTATTGAAGATAGTCCAACTTTTTTAATATCATTATTAGCAACACTTAAGAGATCATAGAAAGATCTTGATCGTTGTTCTATAAATTCAGTTGACTCTACTCCAGTTGACAGGAAGGCAGCAGCACTATTTCCAACAGCAACTACTTTATTTTGTACGGGAGAATAAATTAAATCATTAAAGGTATTGGTATATTCACTAGGTACTTTAATTTTATCACCAACAACAATTGATGCTGTATTAGAAACAAATTTGGATAATGTATACTCAGAAAAATTGGATGCCGATGAACCGTTTGAGTTGAATGAAATAATTTTTGAATTTTGACCAGCAGCAATATACTTATCCGTAGTTATTGAAACTACAGAATTAAAAGAAATAGTTGAAGCATAACCAATATTTGAAAATTCCCAATCTATTCCATTTGAACTATATGCTACTAAACCACTTTGTCCAACAGAAATTAAATTACTTCCCATTGCAACAGAATTTAAACCATATATTGTAGATAAACCAACAGACTGCCAATTGTAAATAGGATCTTTTTTCTTTATGAAAAGTGAAGATATAGAAACATTCAAATTATTCACTCCTTGATAACCAAGTCCACCATATTCAACGTTTATTTGAGAAATAGTAGACGAACTAGAAACTATAGCAGTTCCAATTGCTGGGGTTATATTTTTATTTTCAACTATAATAATATCACTTAACTCTTCTTTAATTTTATCAACTGCACTAAACATCGGAAAAGCATTGTCAACATATACAAAAGAATCAAGTTCTGATAAATTTCGTATTAGTTGGCAAGAGGGAACAACTCTTGATTTTAAATCTGGTCTAGACTTAGATTGTAATGACCCATTAATTATTCTATCTTGAGTTTGTTTAATCCAACTCAAAGGTCTATATTTTGTAATATCAGTGTTTATGCCAATATCATTATAGGTGAAAGTATCAAGTGAATCGGTAGAAATAATTGTTTTTACAATTCTTTCAAATTGTGACCTATCTGTTCCATCGAGAATATTTTCCTCAATAATTACGGTATCCCCAGATTTTATTGTTTTTGGTGGGTCGATTTGCTCTACGTCTAAATCGGAACCTTTATAGAATAAAATAGTACACTTGCTTCCCTTTAATGGTGGTTCTTTGAATGTAATCCTTGAACCAGAAAAAGTATAAGAACTTACTGGTTGCTGTAAAATATCATTTATATAAACAAAAAGATTGTTTTCTATATTTAATTTACTTGTAGGAGAAACTTTTAAACTAATTGCTTCTCTAATTCCATTTTCAGTAACAGTTAATGTGAATCTTTTTTTATTATTGTTAAAAAACTGACTTACATCATCAAATTGTAAAAATTGACCTGGATAAAAACCACTAAATTTATCTGTAAACACTTCTTCAACATAAATTCTAAATTCACTAAATGCTATTCCAACATTTGGATTTGTAGTTATACCAACGACCGATAAAACATCTCCAACTTTATAACCAAATCCAGATTCCTCCAATTCAAATCCAATTATACTTGACCCAGATCCCACAACTACTGAAACTTTTGCTCCTTCACCATCACCAGTTGTTCCACTAATGTAAGTTAATGGCAGATCACTATAACTAGATGGCAAATCTACCAAGACATTTGGAGGTGGATTTGATGTATAACCAGATCCAGAATTGACAATTGATAGTGATGTTACTGTTCCACCAGCACCAATCGACGATGAAAATGATGCACCTATTCCTTGGGAAGAATTTAATGATATTACTGGAGATCCTCTGTACCCAGAACCACGTCCTGTTAAAGTGATACTTGATATTGTTCCTGATGAAGAAACCGTAACAGTTGCAGCAGCACCAACTAAAGGTTGATAACCAAATCCACTATTAATTCCCACTCTAACTATTCTACCTGCATTTGGGATGCCACTAATAAATTTAAAAGTATTTTGATTGGCAGTATCAATTATATAATCAGTACCAGAAACTTGAGGAATATTATTAATTAAAATTATAGGATTATTGTTAATGTCACCAGAAGCATTTATGCTAACTGAACTATTCGTATTTGTATACAGACCAACAACATTTTCTTTATTTGATTTTAAAATGTAGTTCAATCTAGTAATATTAAACGATGTAGTTGCTATTCCAGAAGTTACATTATGATTGGGTGTAATTTCAATAAATCCAGAACCAATAGATTGAACTTTAGTACTGGGTAAAATAAATCTATCTTCAAATGTAGTTTGTGAAATTACATCACCAAGTGAAATGCCAAGGGTATTAATACCAGATATTATTTTTCTATTAGATGCGCCAAGAGTTCCTGTGAAAGTTCCAACAAAAACATCAGAACCTGTAAAATCTTTAGATATGTCATCTAATATAATATTTTTATCATTTGGCAATCCTGGGTCAAACCTTCTACTAAAAACTCTTCCCTGGAATGATGAGTTGACTTGAATACCTTCTGGTCCTATATCACCATATGGTGCTGTTGCAAAATAAATTGTGTCTTTTATGATGTTAAAGTTTCCTCTACATAAAGTAATGGCAGAGTTTGATTCGTGTGATTCCTCAGATGTCCCCAAAAATCCTCTTACAACCTCAACTCTATTGGTAGATCCAATTCCTATATTTTTTATTCCAAAAAATTCTTGATTTATTTTAAAAATATCTTGAGATGTTATTGATGTTATTCCTGAACTTAAATATATCGAGTCAGTTCCAATGGCAACTGATGATGCTAAACTTACATTAATATCTCTTATATAAATGGGACTTTGTATTATATTATCCAATACAATTAAAGTACTTGCATTAGAATTATTAAATTCAAATGAATGAGTTCCAATTCCAAGTGTGATGAGATCCAATTCAGTTTCATTTTGTAGTCCAGAAACTTTAAATAAATTTTCATTACTCTGATTAATGTATAATGATGATGGCAATTTATTTGTGCCTAAACCAATTGGAGATATTGAAATATCATCATTACCATTGAGACCACCAACATCTGATCCTAAAATTGTAATTTTGTCCGTTAAGGCATAACCAACACCACCATCAACAATTTCAATTGTGCTAATATCACCAAAAGAATTTCTGTAAACATTAAATTTAGCATCAGTACCGGTCCCAGAATTGATGCCTTCAATATCCAAATATGAATTATTTGCTGCACTAATAATTCTTGAACTTGATACTTTAGAAACTGTAAATGATAAATCATTTACTGAATCGGAACCACCAAAATAAGTTCCCGATAAAGATACTGTATCACCTACTTTATATCCTTTTCCACCACTATTTAAAATTATAGATGTTGAAATTGGTTGTCCTGTGGACGAGTCATAAACAATAAATGCACTAAACTTTGCATCAGATCCAATACCAGTTGTTGATTTTTGAGGATAACCATTTGGATACCCATAATATGAATTTTGGTAACCAGAAAAATTTGGAACTATTGATGCAGAAGTTCCAACAATTGAAGTAGTAATTGCAACATTATAACCATTTTCATATAATGCACTTCCAATACCACCGGAAATTTTAGTTATTATTGAAGAATTGTTTGAAGATACGGAAAGATAACTAGTATTCCCAAAACTTACAATTCTAATTACAGAATCTTCAACTGCTGATGTTGTTTTAATTCCAATAGATGAACCATATGGTGAATAATAAGTTACTTTTTGTCCAACTTGAAAATTATTATTTCTAATATTAAATGAATTTTGGGAAAGATCCACAATATTAGAATCACTGGAATCAAATTCTCTGTAGAATAAAGGTATTCCATTTTCTTTGAGTTTAAAACTAGAAATACCAATTATTTGACTAGAACCTATATTTCTAGTTATTTTTACTGTTGTCTCATTTAATATTTCAGTTAAACTATCTCCTTGAAGTAAAGTGTGTGGTATATTTAATGTTATTGAATTTATTCCAACAGAAGTTATAAGAGTTAAGTCTGGTATGATATAAGATGAAAATCCAACAAAATCTCCAACCTGAAGATTTGATGTTGAAATTCCTAGTGTTTTTTTCCTATAAGAACTAAATGTTGCTGTTCTTATTCCAACAACTTCATAATTCGATGACCCATTAAACTGATCACTTATATCATCAATGCTAATAACTTTGTTTGTTTTATTTAAAATATAAGGTTTCAATGGAACTCCAAGTATTGGTCCAGTTTGACCAACACCTGCAACATTGGCACTTTCAGCACCAATTTCAATTCTCTCAATTGATCCATCTTCAAATTGACTTTCTGGGTCTTCATTGACTATAGTAAAATTATTTCTTTTGTAGATTGAAGAACTGCTATCGATATTCACAATAAATGATGAATTGGAATCAATAGCATTCATACTCATATTTGTTGTTGCAGAACTAATTATGTTGAGGTCAGAAAATTCTTTAAATCCTGCTGGATGTATTATAGATTTTACTGGTTCTTTCCAAGTGTTATAGGGAAGTTTACTTACTATAGAGTATGAGAATTTCTGATAATAATCATTATCAGAAATTCTTTGTTGATAGTCATTAAGATATCCAGATCTATCAAATGATTCAACTAATTTGTCAACAGAAACACCATAATTTGCTTGAATATTGAAACTATTAACTATTTGAACTATTCCATTCAGTTTGGATCTTTCACCATAAAGTTTATCTCCAATATTTAATGTTCCCTTGGAATTCGTTATAATTATTTGATTTGTTTTTCCATTCCAACCATCCTTTACGACTTCTCCGGAAAAAGTATTCGTATTGGATTCATTAAATCCTAAAACTTTCTCACCAGAAAAATAATTTAAGTCATCGGATAATTTCATATCAAACTTTGGCATAACTTTTTTATTAGTTACATACCCATATCCAAAATCATTATTATAATTTCCAAGATCAGAAGAATAATCAGACATATCATAAGTAACTGTATAATTTTCTGTGCTTATTCCAGTTACTTTAAAAAATTTATAATTATAATCTGAAGAATTATAATTATCTTTAGGTACAATATTTCCAGATTTATCAGTATCTGTTAGAGAAATCCTACAATTTTCAATAAAAATTTCATCTCCAACTGCAAATGGAAAATCAATTTCCAATCCACCGTATGAATTTGCAATTAATGGATAAATTTGATTGTCCGAGTTCACTAATTCTAAAGTTACAAAATTTCCAGAAACAGTAATGGTTTCAATATCATACCCATTTGAATTTTTTGTAGAAACAATATCCAATGGTGAAGTTAAATTATTTGTATTCTTTAAAATATCAACCTTAGAAATAGATCCTCCTTGTAGTTCACAAGATATCTCAATATCATCATTTCCAACTACTTTTAAATATGGAATTGAATTATATCCTCTGCCACCAGTGATAATGCCAACATAATCTATTCTAGAAATTCCATTTATTGTTGCTACTGTTGGAACACTCAAATATGGTCTTAATGTAATATCAGTTGGATAGTCATACCCATCCTTTATTCTAACAAATGAATCTATTTTTCCAATATTTTCGGATACTGGTTTAACTGAAGCACCATTTCCATTTTCAGATTGAATACTTAAAAGACTAGGTAATGTCTTATACCCTCTTCCTTTGAAATTTATTTTTACTTTTTCTATTGGTCCATTAACATTTCTAGAATTGGTAGAATATGATATGGAACTTATTCCAGAGTTTATAGAATAATCAATGTATTCTGGTTTATTTTTTAAATTTATTTTAAATTCACTACTTCCAATTGAAACGACTTGATACTGATCATTTAAACTAGTAGGAATTATAATTATTTTATTTCTTCCCAATACATCCAAATCTGAAGAAATCTCAAATTTTACGTCCTCTAATGGAGAATTTGGAATTAAATTATAATATAATTCTTTTTCGGAAGTTAAATTATCTGTATTAATTGACAAGAAAGAATTTGAAGATCCTGGTGTTATAGCACTTTTAACATATTTGAAAGATTCTAATTCATCAATAAAATTAATATCTTTATAAATTTTTAAATCCATTCCAGATAATGAACTATCTGATAGGTCAAATTTTATTGATGACCCTTTAGTTATCTTCAATGGTGGATTTATAAGACCTATTTTATGAGTTCCAGATGAAGAATTTATTAATACAATATTTTTTCCAACAATTGCATCATTGTATGATTTTGCAAATTTAATCTTATCTGATGTTGTTTTTATTACGAAGTAAGTATTACGATCAATCAAATCTGAAATATTCGCATTTCCATTTGAATAATAAACTATTTTTTGTCCATTTTCAAATGAATTATTTCCAATTTGAATTTCAGATTTCGATAGATCTACTAATGAAGAATCGAATGATATTGTATTGGTAACTATTTTTCTTAAATTTAAATCATAAGAAACGGAATAATTTTCAATATAATTGGGTTTTAAGTTAAATCTTACAAAATCATCATTGGATAATTGATGATTTTCTGCTGTAGTAACATTGAGATAAAAATTTTCAACGGCAGAAGATAAAACTTCATAGTTGGTTTTAAATGAATCAGAATTGCCTGTAGTTCCAGTTTTATAAAAATATAAAGATTTAAATGTTGATCCAATTCCAACACTGGAAGTAAAACCAACAGTAGATATTCCAAGAAAATTTTCCCCATAATTTACAGCATAAACTTTTTGATTGTCTGATAATCTAAAAGACGATGCTTCATTGGAATCTGAAACAAGAAGACCATTTCCATCTATTCCAATATTATAAATTAATTCTTGTCCAGTATAAAAGTTATGACTTTCAATGAAAATGGATTTTGGGGGAATATTTAAGTTTCCTCCATTATAGTCAATATAATTAGAAGCAGTTGTTCCAAATCCAATTAAACTTTTTGGGGTAAAAAATATTTTTTTATTTTCTTTTATTCCAAAATTGACCCCATTCTGAGTAAAAGTAAATTTATTTGGCAATAAAACTACGGAAGATATTCCTACACTATGAGTTGAATAATTAGATAATCTGTCAACAGTGAATTTTGATTCAGCACCAGAAATATTAGTAATCATCATGACTTCATTATCTATCTTAATGAAGTCACCAATATCAAATCCTTTAATATCATCTACAAATACACTTGTAGTAAAACCAGTTGAAATACTAGGTACGGACTGTGCTAAACCTACAGTTTTTTGGTTTACAAATATTTTTTTACTTCCTTCCAGATCTTTATATTTTAAAGAATCGAATTGATCAATGTAAATTGTATCACCAGTATATAAATTGTGTGGGGAACTAGTTATACCAATAACAGTGTTTATTTTGTCAATAAATTCAACATTAGTAAAAGTCGAAACACCAACTTGTACAGATAATAATCCTTTACCTTTTACTTCAGAAACTTTTGCGGATAATCCAGATCCATCAGTACCAGAATTATCGAAAAATAAATTATCTCCTACTTTATAACTATTTCCAGGGGATAGTATTTTCAGATCGTCAACATATGACGAAAGAACTTGACTGACAGAAAACTCTTGTTGATATTTTTTATCAATAGAATTCAAGAATAAAGATTTAGTTTTACTTGAATTTATATAATAATTTGAAACATTTCTAATTATATTTAAAGAACTTATATCAAATTCTTGATTGAATTCTAAGTCATAATTTTTTTCTATGAGATTGTCCTTTGATTGGAATCCAATGACATAGGGGTATAGTGAATTTGAAAGTGAATCTCCATCAATGGTATAAAAATATGCATAAGTTCCCTCTGGGAAATCTGGAGTAACACAAAATCTTCCATTATGTTCATCCAAATCACCATATGAACGATCAAAAGTATAATCTTGTATGAAAAATCCTCCAGGATAATTTGGTCTTATTGATGTATTTGAATCAACATTTAAAAAATAACTTGTTTCTACTTTTCTTACTTCGGAATCTACCTGACCATATGGACCATAAATTGGATTTCCATCATATGCCCACCCAATAATTGGGGAATGGACAACAGAATCAATTCTTTCTTGAGAACTATTAAAGTTAATATTATCGTTTAATTCTTTTCTTAATTCTTTTGGTGGATAAAAATTAACAAATTGTAAACCAAAATTATTATTTTTGCTCGGGACTATTATCCCCTCATCAGGATTTTGAGCATAACTTATCAAATCTTTATTTTTTTCTACTTGATTTATTTTCCATTCAGTAACATTCGCAATAAATTTAACTCCATAACCTCTATCAATGACTGTTAATTTTGTTTTGTTGTTGTAATTTATTCCACTATTTAAAACCTTAACCTCAATTATCTTGCCATCTTCTACTACTGGGTATAAATCCGCAAAATTACCTTCACTGCTTATTACTATATCAACTCCTTTTGTATAACCTTGTCCCTGATTTAAAATTTGAACATTGACAATTTTGCCATCAACTATTATTGGTTTTAGTAAAGCAATTGAAGATGGGACCTTGGCGAATGCATTTGGTCTTCTATGGAAATTAATTATGTCTGAAGTTCCATATTTTTCTCCAGAATCAATTATAAAAACACTATCTGCAGAACCAATCACTACAGGATCTAATTCTGGTTGTGATTGTATAGTGGAAGATATTCCTGACTGAACCTCTACCTTTATTTTAATTGGAGGATAAGAAAATGTTTGATATCCTGATCCCAAGGAAACAAAATTAACATAAGTCTTGTTAATATAATTTTCATATGATGCATCAACAAAATCTCTTGTCTTTATAGTATCAAAAGTATTAATGTATGATGAAAGATTATATCCAGTTTCTACTTGAGCACCCCACATATAGAAACCAGAGGTTCCATCACCGGTAAATGAACCACCTGAAAATGATGTATTGTTTCTAATTTGAAGACCAATATTATCATATAAATTTGATTTATATACTACTGAGCAACGATACCATCCATTGCCATAGTATTCTATTTTCGAATCTTTAAATACTACATTTGTTGTTGGATTAATAACTGTCCCTGTGTTTAAATCAAAAACAGGCGCTTCATTTGTTGCTTGAGAACCAGCACCAGAAAATTGAAAATATCTATAAGATCCATATTTCTTCACAAAAACACTTAATGTGAATACCTCGTTCAAGGTGAAAATATTACCTTGAACGTCTGCAGTCAAAGCACGAACTGAATCTGACCCGTTTGAAATTACTAGGTCAGCAGTTTTGGTGCCATCTGGAGAAATTTCGGCATTTGGTTGAATTGTACTTATTCCAAATCTTTGCCAACTTGTGCCAATATCTAAATTTTGACTATGTTTGATTAAGTTTGTTGCTGATTCTTCGTAACCAGTTTCAGATAATTTAAATTTATTTTTATCTAATACTGTAACCGAATATAATGTAGTAGTTGATAGACCAGAAATTGAACTGCCACTATATGAATATTTTACTAAATCTTTATTTTTAAAGTTATGGTCCTTTGCAAAAATATAATCATCAAAAGTATTGACCCCATTGGTTTTACTGTCAGCAGATAAAACAGATTTTACTGATACTTTTTTATTTGAATAACCAAAACCAGAATTCTTTACATAAATTTTTGTTATCGTGTTTTTTGATTTTAATGTTTTTAAAAAATGAATTCCATTACTTATAGATCTAAATTGGATTTCGTTTTGCTTTTTGACACAATCATTTAAAGTTTTATATAACTTTACCTGTGTAGAATTTAAAATTTCAACGAAATAAGAGTCATCATTAGATAATTTTGGATAAACAAATACACCGGGTTCAACTTCTTCCTCATAGGAAATATTTTGATTGCCATTTGAATTGTATAAAACTTCTTCACAATCATTAAAGTTGTGATCTTGCGTAAAAGTTATGACATTTGAAGCAGTGTTTACACCAAAACCATCACCCCTAAATGAAGAATTAATTCTTGTTTTGACTAAATTTGATTCAAGAATAGCCCCAGAACCATTTCCCCCAACTAAAGAAATTTTTGGTTTTAATTCATAACCAATTCCTGGTTTAATAATTTTTACTTCCTTTAAACTTCCAACTAAATTGAGATGCGCAGAGCATCCAATTCCAATCTCATCCTCAATCACTAATTGGGGATAATTTATAACATCGTAGTCTTTTCCTTTATCAGTTATTAAAATTGAATCTATTTTTCCGTAATATAAATTCTCATCATATAATGTTGGTGAATATAATTCAACTCCATTTGCGAGCATTCCAATTGTTTTATTATTAGTACTTCTTTCTTTAGATTTTTCAAAGATGGAATTATTTTCTTTTAAATTGAACTTTTTAAATAATTTTTGATTTTTTAAAGATTTATTTTCATAGTCCAATTTTACAAAATATTCACCAGTAGATCCTGAGTTTAAGGTTACGAATTTTTTATTATATAAATCACTTTTACTATAAGATAGATTTATTTTTTTACTATCAAAAGTATTGCCTATAGTATTGACAAAATATACTCCAGAAGATATTCCAGAAGAAGAATTTGAAAAATAATAAATTTTTTCTCCAGTATAAAATTTGTGTAGAATATCTGTGTTTAAAATTGTAGTTTTCGATGCCCCTACATCTGTAGATACATTTATTTTCCTGTCTTTTGCATAAATTTTATGGTCTGGAATACCAGATGAAGAGACATAAAAATTATTTCTATCATAATCAATATAAGTATTTTGCACAGAAGAAGTGGAAGACGTGATACCAGAAAAATAATCCTGATCTACTGATGCAAAAGAAATATCTTTTTTTAATTTGTTTTTTTGAGAAAGATCTACATCACTTTGTATTTGTATTTTATTTGCATTCTTAAATGTTTCTAAGACTATAGCATTCTCAAAAACATCATTTACATCTTGATCATTTAAAAATAAAATAGTTTCTCCTCTATAAAATTTTATATCATCATATAAATCAACTGTCCATACGTTATTATTTGAACCCGATGGTCCAGAAATAGACTTAACTTCTGTAATTATTGGGGTATTATATTTCCAACAATAAAAACGAGGATCCCCACTCAGATCTTCACCAAAATATGATAGAGAAATTTTATCCTTAACTCTTAAATTTGAAGTTTTAGATAAATCAAAACTATCAATAATGTTAATGACTCTAAATTCAACTTTAGTTCCATCTTCCAAAAATGCATAAGCAAAATTATCTTCTACAACTTCATCGTTAATATTAAAATTAAAGTCAATTCCAGAAACTTCAAAAAATTGTGTAAGTGTTTTTTGATTATATGTTATTTTTACTGGTTGTTGATACAATTTCGAAACAATAAATGCAGATCCACTATTTTCAAATCCTACTGTGGAATCTACAATTAAATTAGTTTCTCCTTCAGAAACCTGTTTTATTATATTTGTTTTTTTTGTATTTTCAAATGGAATTGTGATTGAATCTCTATCTAAAGATACTTCATACAAAAATTTATCATCTACAGGTCTAATTTCAACATTATAAATTGAAGCACTAGAAGATGTTCCTTGGTATAAAGTTTTTCCAATTAACTCAAGAGGATCACCACCAGAGATTTTTTCTAAAAGAATACTTTTGGTAACAATGTAGTTTCCACCAGAAGATTTTAATGTATACTCTTGTGGTCTTATAATTTGGATATCTTCATTGAAAAGAATTTTGAAAAGAATTTTATATGAAGTATCAGTTCCTTTTGAAGAGTAGAAATCTCTTGCTCTTGATAAAATATTTTTTATATTTACATCATCAACAAATTTTCTATTTTCAAAACCTGGAAAAAATTGGTACTTAAATTTTTCAAATAACTTATTGAAAAATAAAACACTTAAATTCTGAACAACTGCTCCATCTAAGTGAGATGCTGCTTCAGTAGTTGAAAAAGTTAAAGAATTAGTTTTTAACTCATCTATACCACTAAATCCTCTAATGCAACCAGTAAAAGAATTTATTGTTTTGCCAGTATAAGAGATTATTTCATTATCAATTTTAATTAATCCATATTTTTCTGGAAATCCTATCGTATGATTTACAAAAATAATATCATTTGGTGCTAAAGTATTTTCAGTTAAACTGCAGGGAACAACATTAGAATAAAATGTTTCATTATTAAAGTTTTCAATTGACTTATATTTTGTTAAATTATTAGCTAAGTCAACTATACCTGTTTGATACTCCTGTGAGATATAATACTGAGTTAAAAATTCTTTGAATAATGGTGACTCACTATTGAGAAACTCTGGAATTTGAGTTTCTACGAAGTTTTGGATTTTTACTCTTTTGATTTCTGTCATTTTATCTCGTATATTCTCCGTTGGTATAGCTTGATGAAGTTATATAAGTCGTTGCTGAAGTATTTTCACCAGAAGAAATTGTATCTTCTATCATATTTACCACAGTATTTTGAATACTTAATTCTAAATATATATCTTTAAAAGCAATGATGTCATTTGATTCTGGAACTGCTTGTATCTGTATTCCCTCTGGATTGGATGAACTTGTTATATTGATAATATCGGTCATTATTTCACCCTTGATATAATCTACTTTTCCTGCATTTTTATTGATGATAACAGGAATATTTTCTTTTAGTGTAAATAAAAATAATGTTCCCATATTATCATTAATTGGAACATCACTCATATAGACAGTACCACTTACACCATCTATCGTAAACCCAGTGCTCTTGATATTGTATCCACGATTATCTTCAAAATTATTTTTTTTGATATGAAATTGATTGCCAAAGCAAAGTTCATATGTGGCAAGTTTATTGTATTGAGGTTGCAAATCCCTTCTCATTACAACTTTTGAAATATTGGAAGTTATTGAGTCACTAGTATTATCAATTAATGAACAAAGTTTACTATATTTAAATCTTCCTCCAAAATTATTAATTTCATAAGAAGAACCAAATTCTTTCAATGTATCGTAAATTTTAGTTTGGAGAAAATTTACATCTGAAGTTGTTGACTTATTATAATATACGTTTGAGACTAATTCAATATAAAGATATTTCAAGTCTACAATTTCTGGTTTAATACCTGCTATTGAATACTGTTTTAACTTTTTTTTAATTTCATTTTTTGATATTTCTGATATGAATTTTCCTTGTCTGGGTTTTATAGATATGAAAACTTTTCCGTACTCTGGAGGATCTAATTCATCTCCACCATAAGCACTAACAGATTCTACATTTGGAAAAATATATGGTATTAAACCTTTATAGTCATTAGCAGTAACTGCCCTATACTGCGAGGCATAAACTCTTGGTGCCAAATACTTAATAGAATCTAGAGTTTCTATATCATCACCATTTTCAGATCTTTGTACTGTAGTAATTTGTGATATGCCAGTAGTAATTTTATTTTCTCTATTGTCAACTAAAATTCCAGAAAAAGTGAAATTGAAGGCACCATCTGCAACTGCTCCATTTGTCACTATATAACCGACTTCAATCAAAGATCCTGAAATTGGTTTTTTTCCAAGAACATTATCCCCAAAAACAATCTCATATTTTTCATCTTCAACTTCTTGAACTAAAAATATTTTTGAATTCTTATCTATATTGAAAATATTATTATATAACTTATATTCTTCTGTAGTTTTGTTTCTTACAAAAACACGTATTGTTGAAATATCAACACTAGTATTGGGTATAACAAATTTTTGATTTGGTTGTGAATTATCAATAGAAAATCTTTTCGTTAAATATACACCTTCATAAACATCTATGTTTGTGAAAGAAGCAATTCCAAAATTATCAACTGATACGGTAATATCCTCTGGTATTGAGAAGATATAATTTCCACCTTGAATTGCACCTAAAGCAACAGATCCTGCTTTTAAAGTGACAGTTTTTAAATCTGGATTACCTGTATCTACAGTAAAACTAATTTTTCCTTTTGATGATCTTTTTGATCTTGGGACATAACCAATGTTTCTTGCTAGAGAAACTACATTTTCTCTTAATGAAGCACTATCAATAAAAGATTCATTTACTGCCATATTTGTATTATAGGCAGTTATGTAAGAATTATAAGCAAGTATATCAATTAAAATAGAAAAATTTGATCCTTCAAAATCAAAATCTGTAAAGTTGCTATTCGATCTCAAATAGTCTTTTATTTGAGATCTTAGATCTTCAAAATCTAAATTAGTAAATTGATTGAAGGCCATTATATTCTACTAGGAAGTAAAAGAAACTCTATGTTTTGTGATGGGAATGCTTGCCCAATTATATCATATGAAATTTTAATAAAAAGATCATTAGAATCATCTGGATAATCAATAAATACTTCTCTTAATAAAATTCTAGGTTCAAAATTATTTAAAAGTGTAGTTATTTGCTCCTTTAAAAAAACTGAAGTTTCATCAGTTTGAAGTTCAAAAAGAGATGATTCTACTTCAGAACCTATTAATTTATTAAAAAATCGTTCCCCAATACGAGTTCTTACCAAATTTATAACAGATTTTTTAACCGCATCCTCATTATTTAATGGTATTAAGTCATTCGTAACTGGATGTCTGGAGAACGATAAACTAATGTCTCTAAATGCTCTAGAGATAGTTATTGACATTCAACTTTACAAGTGCATTTAATATATCTATAATGGTTTTCAAATTACTTTTCCGTAAACTGGTTCTGTTCCATAACTCCAATCGTCGTAATCTTCATCATTACGAATTTTTTCGTGCAATTCAGTTTGTTTTTTGAAATTATGTTGCTTTGGGGCAGAATCATGCATAATTTCTTGAATGATTCTTTTGGGGGGATCATTATTATAGTCAGTAATAAGTTTATTTGTTCCCCAAGTTTGGTACATATAGTTTTTGTCTCTATCAACTGGTAAATTTGACATGAAAAACTCCTGTTTTTAAGAAAAACAGAACTTTTATTTGAAGGAGGTTCCTATCTCCTTCCTTTTATTTAACGATTTAAGTATCTTAAGTTATAATTTTCAGAATTTAAATATTTTAATATCTCTAATGCTATGAGTTTTGGGTTTCCTGGACCACAAGTATAGACATCTATGGCAACACAACCATTTTCTGGCCAAGTATGGCAAGAAACGTGACTTTCTGAGAGAGAAATTACAATGGTACAACCTTGTGGATAGAAACAATGTTGAAATATGTTCAATATTGTCATTCCAGCACGTTTAATACCTGTCTCCATAATTTCTTGAAGAGATATAGAATCGTTAAGTAGGTCATATTTTACGTCATACACCTCCAAAAGAAGGTGATTTCCCATTGAAAATCTCTCCAATTCCTTAAATCTCCATTTTTTATTTGAAAAACTATTTATTTTATAACTATTCCCCTTCTTCCATAAGTATCATACTCACAATCTCCAATAAAATTTGAGTTTTTATCAAAATTATCGTCCCAAACTGGAATTGCAACCTGATTATTGTATCTAAAGTCTGGATTTTGTCTTACGTGAACCTCAATTAAGTTTCCATTGATGAATTCACAGTTAATCCAGTCATAATTTCCTTTTAAATTCTTCAAAATTGAAGGAAATTCTACTTCTTTATCAATTTTTTCCCATTTTTGCCATTTGTAAAGAGGATCTTTCTCATCTTTTATCCCTCTTACGACTAATTTTGCTTCACCGTAGTGAAAATCAACACTTAAGTGCTCTCCTTTAAACACTTCACACCAAAAATCTGAAGGATATAAGTGTTCTGTACTATCTTCTATCCATAAAATCTCAGCAAACCGACCCATCCCAAGGAAATTTATACTTGGACGGACAATATAAAAGTCGGATTTAGGAACTGTAGACCCAATGGGACCACAATTGTAACCTAAAATCCGACTTAATTGTAATTTATTATAAATCCATAGATCATTATGATGAATTGCATTCCACTCATCATTAACGTCTAAGTGATACATCTTTTATTTTCCTTGTCCACGATATCTTTTTTTAGCTTTATTGCGACTTGTTGCGGAATATTTTGTATTTTTACCAAAACCTTGACGAGTATTCTTAGGAACACTTTCAATTTTCATTTCCTTTCTTGTTGCCATAATGTATCTCCTCCTAAAATGTCTCTTAACGGTTTTTAACGGGTTATAAGGGCAAGAATGCCTTAAAGATTATTCTAAGGCATTCTAGGGGCACTGTCAAGGGAATCAGATTATTCTTGACTTCTCGTGTCCAACACGAATCAGAGGATCACACCAAATTTCATAACCTGCCTCTTTAGCATCTAGACAGAATGAGACATCCTCGCCACACATATCCTGAACTGCACCAGATTCAAAAACTTGCATCTTTGGTGCAAACCAAGGATATTCAAGATTCTCGAAAACTCCATTCTTAATTAGAACCCATCCAAAACCTGTGTAGTCAACTGTAAATGGTTTGCGACGTTTGCTCATAGTTTCTAAGGTTTCGTGATTCATCACTCCACCATTATTACGGAAATCATCTTCCTCTAACCAATGAGCAACGGAGGTGGTTCTTCCATCTTCTGTGCAATACCATCCTGCAGCAATGTCCTTATCCATTGCAACCAAACGATAAAATGACTCAGTATTAAAGACAATATCCGAGTCAATCCAAAGTTGATAATCATATTGAAGTTTTCCATCCCAAGGAATCTGTTTTGGACCCCTGAGAACATTTGCCCCAAGACACTTGCACCTTGCAAAATTAACCATTGAACTATAATCTTGCGAGATCTGAATACTCGCACCATTCTGAACCAAATCAAAACATAACTGGACAAAGTTTTTCAGATACGTATATGATACTCCCCTTCCAGGCAAACAAAAGACTACTGATTTTCCACGAATCATTTCTTTTGCTTGATCTATATCAAAATCTACTTCACTATCCCCCCGTTGAGGAACTTTTGCCTTAACAGTAAATCCTTTTGCCATAAAATTTAATACTAACGGTTACATTATACCACCACAAATCATTCATTGCAATGGTGTTTCATTTTTATTTAGAGTGATTAAAATATCTTGATCATTTCCTCCCTTCGTCCATACAATCCCTCTCACCTGATTGATGGACCTCTGTAAATCTTCCTGGGAAATTTTTTCAAATATCTTTATACCTCTAACTTCAATGTCATAAGTATTCATCATCTTCGACCTTCATTAGAAGATCTTCTAACTCCTCTTTGAGACTATTGTTGATAATTAAAATTTTATCAGTATCTAAACGATGCCTAATTGTGTCAACTAATAAGTCTTTCTCATACTCATCAAAATTTATCTTCATTTTAGGTTTCTTTCATACTTCTTCAAAAATTATATATAATTTTCTTATTTTATCTCCTAACGCACCTTTTTGAGAATTTTTTTGCCAGAAAAATTTTTTTATTTTAAAGTAAATCTCGAAGGCACTTGGGAACCTTTGTAGGTTAGGGTAGTTTATCGATTTTATATAAGGGGGGGCATCGGTTTATAATAATAATAACAAACAAATAATAATAACTGTCTATTGTTATTACACAAGGACGAATATAAAAATATATCCCCAGGTGTTAGATATTCGTTATTAACAACACTGTGTAATTATAATAAAACTATACTAGGGGTACGGTTAGTAACAACGAAGTGTATTAGAATAACAAACTATATGGGGGGTGCTATAACGAATGGTGTGGTGATAAAGTATAAGACAACGAGTGCATCAGTTTATGAGAAAAACTGTATGACTTCTACACTATAGCACTGTCCAACACGAATTGTCAACCGTAACTCTACAACGAATTGTTTACTCTCTGTCAGTTAAAAATAAAAACTGTATGGGGGGTGGTGTATCTTACTCATTGCCTATAAGTTTATACTAACATATCACAATACAATACAATGATATAACGAATTAAACACTTTATACGATGACGTAATGATTGCCCCCAGGGTATAACGAATCATAAGACGAAGTTATAACGAATAGTTCTCCACAGGGTTGTGGAAAAAGTACGAAAGTTCTCCACAGGGCAATTCTTATAAACGACTGCAAACACTACAATTCATTATCAACCTGTGGAAAACTATTGACGAATCCTGTGGAAAAATCATTACTTTCCCCTATAGGAGAACTAATCAACCTGTGGAAAACTATTTTTCCACAGGTACTTTAATTTAATTCTTATCTCTTTCTCCGTGTTTTATGATGTTCCCTCTGCCACCCACCCTATAAGTCTACACGCAAAATCGTGAGTCTCATAGGACGATGTGCCACTTCTCAAAGTGTTTGCGTCTTATGAGTCTTACAAGTAACTAGCAAAATACTCCCAAGACTCATAAGATGTGTGAGTCTTGGGAGTTTCTTTGTCAATAAGCATTGTGCCAGTCCTAGAAGAGTCTATAAGGTGCTTGACATTTTCTCCGAGTTATGGTATCATACGGTCTTAGACAACAAGACCCAGAGACATTTACAGACATTAGAGAACATTTACAAACACATTTATCAGAACATTATATAAGCAAAACAAAACACTAACATATGTTTTTTTTAACATTTTTTTTAATTATCTTTTTTTACCTTATCACGTAAATAATGATTATTTTTTCTTATCTTTAAGTATTCAGTTCAACTAATGCAGTAGTGAAAGAGTCAATGATTTCTTCGCATAAAGAAAGTTCAGTCTTATTGAAGTCATACTCTTGTTGTTCTAGACAGAACATAATCAGATTGATTTGATCTTCAGTTAACCTAACAAATGTTTCATTCATTCTATTAGTAAGATGCAGGTTCAAGTTGAATAGTTTCTTTCTTTGAGAGTTGATCTACTTGATATGATACTTCATCTGACATACACTTATGAATTGTTTCATAGATTACATCATAACAATCTAGATTAGAAAGAACTTGTTCTGCTAGATTATCATTATAAGGATAAACTACTTCATTTGTAATTGGATCATAATGTTGTAGTTCTTTTACATCATCCTTTGTATAAAGAAGATAAAAGACTTGTTCATTAGGATCACGTTTTTCAAGTTGATTAATAACGTCTTTGACTGTTTGTTTCATTTGTTTAGATTGATGAGTTCTTTTTGAATTGTGAGTACATCATATTCATCATCTACACTTGATAGATCAACAGGTGCAAATTCAGAAAGATTTACAGTGTTGTTATTGTAGATAGGAGCATAATACAACTCATTCGAATCAATGTCAATCGTGTAGATGCAACCGTGATCTTCTTTTTGAATGATAATCATTTTGCGGAATTAAGAATTGCTTGTGCGATGAGAAGAAGATCGTTTCCTGTTTGTGCTTTAGATAGCAGTTGAAGTTTTTCTTTGCGTTTCATCTTTGTTTTAATCAATGACTGAGTAGTTATCAACATCAATCTCTTTAAGAAGAGTTGTGTATGCATCAATTGCTACCTGATTACAATTATCTTCTTTCATTCTGTAAATATAATACTCAAGTGCCTCGATAAGCATATGAGTTCGATTGGGTTTTTCCATTCTAATTACTCATGACTTTGTTGAATAAAGAATCAAATGCGTCTTGATTCATCCATTCTGGTACATCCTCATCATTGAAGAATCCAATCAAAGATTGCAGAACATCAAGTTCTTCAGGTGTGAATCGAAAAATCATTTCAGTCATTTTAGTTGCTAGTTGTGCGTTCAATCAGTTTAGCAGGAGAACCACAAGACTTGTAGAATTCTACCATTCTTTCTGCTTCATCAAGAGTGTTAAAGTATTGAACTCTCCACTCACAATCATTATACGGAATCTGATAAGAGACTTGATACATTTCAGGCATTGATCAGAGTTTTCACTTCATCGAAAGACTTACACTGCCCTGCTTTAATCGCATTGGTGATACTGTAAGTCACAAATCCGCATCGTTCAGACTCAGGATCACAAATAGCATAACCTGCTTGTTGAGTCTGAACGTCGAAAACAGTTTTAATCAGCATTGTTGTGTGTGTGGGACAGATGGAAAGAGTGAGGAAGAACTAATCAACCAGTGCAACTCTTACACTATTTGTATGACCGTTTGGATCTTTGGTTTCCCGAATATAAACAATACCAGCATTGATAAGTGGTTGAATTGCTCTCATCCGTTGAGAGTAATTGAGAACTTCATCACCATTCTCAAGAGTCAGTAGAATCTCTTTTTGTGCTTTAGTGAGTTTCATCATTGAGGAGGAAGAAGAAGGAGGAGTAGGAGTAAAAAAGAATCAGACCAAAGAAAGTGCATCTTTCTTTTGTTTAGGGTTTTGAGTTTGTTTTACCCAGGAAGACTTACGATAACCAGTTGCTTGAGAAGGAAGTTTCTGTTTACCTTGCACCTCATTGATAAGAGAAATGAAATTGATAAAGAATTGCTTTTCCATCCGTTGGGCAGTGGTCAAGGTCTCATCCTCTGAACTTCGTTCATCATAGCACGGATCTGGGGGTTTGTCAAGGGGGTACGAGATGTTCTACCTATCAGCATCCCTGATGGGTATGCTGGACTAGAGTTGAGACAGTACCCACATCATCGCAGAAACTTGCTCTTTAGTTTTCCAACCACTTACATCTTCAGTCATATTTCCATTCGGTCGGAAAAGTCCAACCTCATAGGTATTCTCATTGATGTTACCATACAGACCACAATTCGGTGGTCCAGCAACAACAGAAATCTCCCAATCATTGGAAAACTTATGTCGTGCTTGAATACACTCAGGGATCTGGTGTGGTTCAAACTTCAGAAGATCAAACATTGTGGTAGAATCAAATAGTTTGGCAAGACAGTGCATACTTTACAATCTCAGTGCGATTGTTCTTGTACTCCAGAAGAAGTTGAATCAGAGGTTTGATTTCATCAGGGTCTTGATCTTCAGATTCACTATTGGCAAGTTCAGTAAAAATACCTGCAATTTCAAAATCAGATTCAAACAGAAGTTCCCGATGCTCATCAATATAGAGATAATCATCTACTGCACTACCAGAAAGTGTCAGAGGAATATCAGGACCAATCATACCCAAAGTTGCAAGTCGTTGCAATGCACCAACAACCCACATCACTTTGCACTCATCAATCGTCAGTTGTGCGTTCATCATATCAAGAATAAAGGAAAAGGAATGAAGAGATGAGATTAACTCACACCCCACAGAGTTGTTTGGCAACAGAACCAGATGCCTGACGGTTCAAAGAAACACCAGCACCTACGTTTGCACCAGAGTAAGCACCAGCACCACTTGCACCATTCATTTTCTTGGTGCGACCGAATCGCATATGAGACAGTTTGTTCTTCACTGCATCTGCATCATCATGAACTCGGTTCTCTGCGAGTTTCATTTCCTTCAGACGTTCTGCAACTTTATCTGCAAATGCCTTACGGAAATTAAGTTTGAAAGACCGAGAAACAGTTTTACCAGTCAGATCAGACATAATCTTTTCTGCTTGATGAGCAACTTCTGCTTCATTCTCCATCACCTGAACAAGGTAATCATAATAGAGACGCACTTGGATTTGTTGTGCTTCACTACCAATGATTTGTAGAGACTTGCTATCCCCATTCTTCAGATATGCTTTTGCATCATAGAAAGTTGCAATCGCATTGGCAAGAGTAGTTAGTGCAACATTGATTCTCTTGAAAGAAACAAACTCTTCATCAAGAACTTGAGTTTCTGTTGCTTCAGAGATAGTTACACCATACTGCTTGCACAGTTTATCAATCATCTTGGCAGCAGCATCTGCCTCACCCTCAAAAGAAGTTCCATTCTGAAGTTTCAGGATGGATTGAATCTTTGCGATAACTTGCTGACGATCCATAACAAAAAGTGAAGAATTGGACTCGGATGGGACTGACCCCCTCCACCCTCTTAATCTACCAGAAAAAAGTTCCAGTGCCCGTTTAGTGTGCCAGTGCTACAAGTGGCATGTCTCATCACTGGACTCACCGATTTGTGCTGATAATGTCAGCAACCGTGTAAAGAGTATTTGCAGTAAAGTTTCTCACACTAGGAGAGAAAATAAATGCAACCACAAAGATAAGAGTTATAGTTCGCATCTTATCTGGTGCCTTGAAAGTAAGGGTTTTCATCAAGCACAAACAGCACAGAGTTTCTTGAACTCATAATCACCATCTTCACCCTCAAGTGCTTGATAAACAAACACAGTTTCACCAGATAGTTCTACACTCCAATCAAGTGCATCTTCCTTTGCATTATCCACATCTTGATACCACTCGGCATCAATCAAATCAAAAGAAACAGGGCAAGAAAGAAACATCGGAATCGAGAGTAAATGAATTAAGTCCACAGAGGGGAGAAGAATCTCCCCTCAAAATTAAACTCAGACAGAAACTGTCGCATTGGCAATGTATGCTTCAATCTCATCATCATTCTCGGGACAATCAGCAATCGCAAGATCCTCACAAACTTGCTCACGAGTGAGTTCAGTTTGCTCAGGAGCAATCACATCAAGAATGTCCAGAATCTGAGTTCCAGTCTGACCCTTGCGGAGCATACCGAGCATCACATCCTTGGAGAAATCAACAGTCATTTGAGTAGTCATTTGAGTTTGTGTTAGTATGTGCGAACGTGGTTAAATCAGGCAGGAGGCATAGCACCAGCAAGCATCAAATCAAGGTTGGTTGCATTATGCCGATCTTCGATTTCGTCGCAGGAAGTATAATCACCTTCGGTGCGAATGTCGTGCATAAACTCATACCAAGCATCGAACAGATCCCAACTCTGAGTGGCAAGAACTTGGAAGGCATTCTCGATAGCGAAGTTGAGTGCAGTTTGAGACATTTAGTGTCGTTTGAGGAGTATTGTGGAGTGGGTTGGTTGCCCTTCCCTCACCACCCCTATACAATACCACGTTTAGGGCACTGTGCTCATTTACTGTGCCACTAGAACAAGTGGCACATCGCATCATTGGACTCGATGGGATTGAGTTTTGCTTGAAAGCACCAACCCCCCTGAGTCCTATGTGGGACACATAATGAGACCGTTGAAGAACCTTGCTTTTTCTGCGATTCCACCTGCAATCCAGGCACCCCTCCCCGCAGGAATCCGTCTCATTGCAGTCTCGTGTGGAACTGTCAATAATGGATTTTCCTGCGATCAGGTGCTCAGGCATGGTAGGTCCTGCGGTGCAGTCTCATCAACGGTCCATATGAAACTGTTGAGAATCAGGCAGATTCCAGCAGTTCAGGGTTGTATTCGGTAACTTCTTCAATCAATTCTTCCTCGGTATAGTTGGTAAGATTCTCCACAAGAGTATCATACACAAAACGTTCCATAGTTTTCATATCCATGCCATCCAGCAGTTGCTGGGCATAAGCATCAATCAGGTCTTCTTTGTTCATTTCAGGCATTTCAGTTAGATTCAACAATTTCAATGTAATCAAGAGATTTTACACACCAACCAGTTTCGTCAGAGATTGCATCAGCAAGTTCATCCTCACTGTCAACCTCGAACACTTCTCCAATCACAGACTTTGAAACTGCAACCTGTTCATCATAAGGAAGTTCTCCCTCAGAATCATCAAAATCAAATTCAATATCCGTAAGTTGTAGTAGCATTGTTAGACAGTAGCAAATGGATTGGAAAGTTGGGGGATAGTATTGAAATCAACAACATCATAAGGAATAGGAATGTTGTTGAGGTATTCTTCAATCTCAAGATTCATCTCAATTCGATTGAGAAACTTCTTAGATTGAGTTTGTCCCATAAAGGTGAGGGTTTTAAGAAACCACTCTTTAGACACATTGCCCATTGGAGTTTTGATGGGGTAGAAATCCACCACCATATTTCCGTCTTTTGATTGAAGTTTCATTGTTCAGAATTGAGAATCAAACACAAAACCATTGACATAGATGCAATCGAGATTGTCGAAAGTATTTTCCCAATCAATTTCGATAAAACCAGGCAGATCAATAGAATAACAATCGGTCACATAGTTTTCTGCATAATCTGCTTTAGACTCCCATTCACCACGGTAAGCATCTAAAAATCCACCAAGATTATCAACACCAAACTCCTCAATGAAAGCATCTACTGCTTCATAAGAGTATTGCTCACCACTATCAACATACTCATCATAATGCTCACAGAAGGCAATCTCATTATACTTATTGATGAAATCAATAATATCACTAATGTAGAGGTTTTCTTCCAGATAGTATTCAATCTTTTCTACAGTAGTTTCGTTCAACAACTGCTTATAGTTTTCAGTCGTGAGATCAGAGTAATCTACAGTTTCTTTCACGTTTGGGAGAGAGATCATTGGTTTCTTTCGATTACTCCGTAATCATAGCACCCCAGAGGGATGTCTGGGGGATGCATGTGCCACCTCTAAAAGTGGCACAGTCTCATACTAGACTCACACATCATACCAGTATTCATAATCTTTCACAATGTCGTCTGGATGATGATACTTTTCAGTCATACGTTCGATGAAATCTCTTACTTCACCATCATCCATTTCATCATTGAAGTAAAGTGCGATATTTACACTTTTATGTGTAGGAATACGTCCTTGAGTCAGAGTGTTTTCTTCTTCCATTAAAATTGTTGTTCGATTACGTTAGAAAGTTCTTTGAAAGTATAACCTGAATCGTTTAGATTGGCAATCTCATCATTGTAGAACCAATCATCCTCATCCTCATCACCAGTTACATCAACTCGCACCGAAGGATTCTTACAAGACATCCCTGCCCATTCTCTTACAGAGTCAGGCAGAAACTCACTCTCTCCATCAAAATACCAATAATCTTGAGGTTTGTAATCAGTTTCATCATACCCTCGAAACTCCCATTCTGTATTCTTTTCTTGAGAATACAAATCACAAAGAACACCAAGGCAACAATATCCTTGATGACCGCGGAGTTTCTCACTGCCTTGTTCGTATTTACCAGAACGCAGGGCACCAATCCACTTTTGCTTAACTTCTGGATTCATTTTATTGATAAGAGTTGACATCACTTCAATTCACAGCAAGAACAAGATTAGCAACACGTTTTTCTGGCACAACCTCAGAAAGTTTCTCTAGCACCAACTCAAACTGATTTTGCATACTCATATAATAACTAGCAAGATGTGCATCCTTTTGATTGAAGTAAGCATCATTCTCGTAGTATTCAAGTGCTTTGATAATGTCTTCAATCTGACCAGATGTAAGTGTGATTGAGGTCATTTGATGTCAAAGATGTCAAACAGTTCACGTTGAGTTTTAGTGAAAAGAGTGTCCTCTTGGGGATAATCATAGAGTTCCAACTCAAACTCTTTGTAGAAGTAAAGAATGTCCCGCAGAGCAAGCAGTTGCTTTTCAGTCAGGATTTCTTCCATCGTCAGAACAGTATCAAGCATAGTTTCAGTAGTCAGTTCCATCATTTTCACAACGTTGAATCCAATAAGCAAAGCATGGAAAGTTCAATGGATGATCTTTCTGCCTCTGATACCAATCAAATGCAAGATTCAATCGGTTTTCAGGCACCTGCAAATACGGAATGTAAGAGAGGTGCGGTGTGTAAGTCATTGAACTTCCTCAACCATAAGACCATAATACCACAACCAGGGGTCTGCCCCCATTTACTGTGCCACTTGTACTGGTGGCACACGGACTCACTGGACTCAACTGAGATTGTTAATGTACTTTCTCAGCAAATGAGTTCCTTTCTCTACATCATACTTACTCTCAAGCAACTTCATAAGTTCTAGAACAATGTCAGCATAAACAACTGGAACTCTGATGTGTTTAGTTTCACCTGATTTGGGAAACTTTTTAATGAATGGCATTGCAACTATGTCGGACATATAGTGATTTATGCAACAACCTCACCTTTCACAAACACAGTATCAATAACAGACTGAAGTTGACGGGCAATCTTATCACCATAGTTGTTGTTGACAGGAATAGTGATAGTTCCAAATGGTTTCTTATAGAAAGCAAACTCCCCTGCTTTCATTTTACCAGATGCGATTGCCTGTCGATCATCCTTATGGACTCGAATAACCCTACCAATAGTCTGGCACATTTCAATCATAGGAAGATTGCGAAGCATAATGCAATGAGTCAGACCTTGAATGCTAATACCCTCACTCATAATGGAATAGTGAAACACAATGAACTTCTTGTCTGGATCAGCACCAAACTCATTCATCGTATCAAAGAATACCTCACGGGATACTTTATTCTTGTCAATGTAAGCACCGTGCTTAGATGTGATATGCATAATTGTATAACCCATATTATTGAGTTGTTGAAGCAAATCACTCTCAGTGAACATTGCCCAAATTACTTTGGTGCTGGGAGCAGCAACAAGAACTTTAGGTGCATCACAATCAGAAATCTCTGACAGAATACCTACAATGTTCTCTGCATCTACAAAGGGTGCATTTTCCTTTGTGCGAATGGTTTGTGCTTCATAAGGCACAACCTTGGGAGGAATGATACTACCTGCTTCGATGAGTTCTTGTGCAGGAATACTGATGATATTGTTACCGTAAACATCAGTATTGTTCATCGACTCCTTGCTGTTATTGAACTTCGGAGTTGCAGTGAAGAAATAAGCATTTTCTGCAACTGAAGATGTATGTGCAATACCAACAAAGTTGGAAGGTTTCACACAGTGGTGTGCTTCATCAAAATACACCACATCAATGTTAATATCTGCTTCATTCACCCGACCAATCGAATTGTAAGTGGTGAAGATGAATTGATGAATGCCACTTCCGATTGCAGTGTCATTATATTCTGCAATGACTGCTGGACGTGTAGAGGATTGATGATGAGTTTCACCACTGTGAACGTGAATATAAGCAACACTTTGGTCTTTGAGATATTGTTCAAACTCTGAACAGAGTTGATTTGCAAGCAGAATACGAGGAGCAACAACAAGAAACGTCATCGGTTCTTTTGCATTTAGAATCCGTTGACGGGCATCTTCCATCATCACAACAGTCTTCCCACCACCAGTAGGAATATACACAGAACCCCTGATTGCTTTTTGTACAGCATCAAGAGCACGTTGTTGATAAGGAAGAAGAGTCAGCATCAATCAATCACGTTTGTATTCATACATTATAGCACCCCTCCCGTGCGTTCGGGAAGAGTGCTGGACAGTACCACAAGTGGCACGTCTCACTTGTCTCTCAAAAAGAAAAACCAAACTAAACCACAAACAATAGATATTCCTAAAACATACTGCCAGTAAGCAATAACTAAACAAATACCAATTATCCACATCAAACCACCAAAACTAATGGTAGAACCAACACCACCTCCACTTGAAGTGTTTGACTCTACATCATCATTGTATGTCTTTGGTGTGCTATAAGTTACTCTTTTCCCACCTGTCATACCTAATGCTGCTTCTTCAGCATCACTTCGAGTTACACAATCATTAACTCTGACTTTCTTAAAGTAATTTGAATGTGTAATTACACCAACTTCCCAATCAGTCATTGGTTATCCAAATAATCATAAAACTCTTTAATGGTAGGAAGTTCTTTCCCTTCACTCATAGCAATTTGGCACATCAAATCATACATCTCTTCTTCCATTTCATCCAAAGATGAACTGTAATCTTCATCACAAGTATCTTCATAAATTGGAACTTGATGATAATGATTTTCTACATTTTGACTAACTACATCATCTTTATATTCTTTTGGAGTGCTAACAACAACTTTTTTAGCACCACTAGAACTTAATGCTGCCCTCTCTGCATCTGTTCTGAATGCATAACCATCAACTCTAACATTTTTAATTTGTCCTGATTCAGTAAGAATTTTTACTTCCCAGTCTGGCATCAAATAAACTCCATCATATAGTAATCAACAGTTACACCAAGAACTGCTGCTTTCATCTCCATTTCCATTGCATACTCATCAGCACATTCTTCATTTGTTTTATCATCAGGTTCATGATTACAAAACAAATCCAAAGTCGATTCAAACATTTTTTTAATCCTCCTTGTTAATTTCATGCAAACAATAATTAAAGTATAATGCTAAAGTTAGCAAGATTAAATAACCAATTAAGTAAGTCATTAGAACTCAATAGGTTCAAGAGTTGGTTCTGCAAACCCAAAAGAACTTGGAGAGACTTCCTCGAACTCATCACTACCAGAAATCTGCCTATAGGTCCTCAAAGAACCTTCAACAACTTTATTAAGGTTATAATTGATCTTTTCACCCCTAACAGAGTCATTATACACAGATTCCGATACCTTGTCAACTACATCAAAGATGATGAGATTGGTGCAAGTATCCTTTGCATCTTTGAGAGTCTTTGTAACATGCTGAGGAGTGTCTACAACATCAGTTACAATCCATTTAGATGCAGATGCTTTACGAATGAATCCAACAGTGTTAGAATCCTTCTGAACCTCGTAGATACCAGCAGAAAGACGGGGGAAGGTGAAAGTCATAATCAAATTGAAAGTTTGTATTTGGAGATTAACAAATCTCTTACAAGTTCACGGTCAATACTATCACCAGCAAACTCTTCACCTTTCAGTTTAAGTATCTTAAGGTAAGTTGAAGTTGCTTGTTTGATGAGTTTCGGAGTTGCACCCATAGGATAGATGCCCTCGGGACCATAGAAGGAGAGAACGTAATCGTGAAACTTTTGCAAGTCAGTCATTAGTAGCAATACTCAGGAAGAATACAGAAATTACCACAATACTTACGAACCCAGTTCAGGGTATCTGCATAGCAACGAGGTTCAGATACTACTGTGCTTACATTCTTACGAGGATTGTAAGCAACAGCAACATAACGATAGTAATCAGGAGATTCTTCAATCTCTTGAATCCACATTTGATTGACGTTACCTTCCTGCCAATCCCAACGAGAGGTGGTGTAGTTAAAGACAGTATCGAGGTCTGCCAAGTGGTTTCCTTTGCTTGTGTCCCTGTATTGTAGGGCATCTGGGGGGTCTGCGGGACTTTATAGTGCCAGTGCTACAAGTGGCACACGGTATCAACTTTACTCTTCGTATTTTGATTTCCTTGACTTTATATACTCAAGTTGATTCCATTGATTATGATAACATATCACAAGAAGATGGTCCTTTTTATGAAAAGAACCTTTACTGCATACTTTATCTTTTACCGCAATTTCGATAGTAATGTATGCATTATCTTGAAAATAAACCCATCCCTCTAAACCTTTCCATTTGATATAATCATTAACTTTTGGTGTGTAATGAGTGAGCATCTGTCAATTAAATGATTTCTTTAATTTATACTCATTCCAAATTACAATCTGGATGCCAACCTGCTTGACGTTCGCACCAAGTTTTAAGTGAACTGGTTGGAGGATGCTTCAATCGTTCCATTGCTGTTCGTTTTTCATAAACATCAAACATTTTCTTATCTCGTTGGATAAGAAATACGTTCCATCCAATAACAGCAAAGAACGCAAGTAATCCGTAAGAAATAACTTTAGGGTTCATTTGTAAAGATAACCTCCTGCCCAGTCGGCACGTTGATACATTTCTTCCCGAGACTTATCATCAATCAAGTTGAATCGGATTCCTTTTGCAGGAGACTTCCAACTTGCAGACTTATATACATCACCAGTATTCAGGTCAACAAATGCGTGGGCACTTCTCTGACCGTGACTGATGTGAACAATACGAGCATACTTTCTACCTTTCTCGTAGATGTATTCATCTACACCTTCACCCATTGCAAGTTTATCAATCTGTTCTTGATGCCATTCTTTGGTTTCTGGGTCATCAAGATGTTTACGATGACAAGCAATCGAGTATTCTTGATAGTTGGTGCGAAGAACCTCACAAAATTGCTTTATGAGATCAATAACTTTTTCTTGCATCAGAGTTGTGTTGTCCATACCAGTATTATAGGGGAAACCACAGCAGTTTTGATTTGTTTAGGGACACTACGATTAGTGGCACATCCATTAGGACTGAGCAAAATACTCAAGATAAGAAATGATTTTTCCAAGAGAGTATTCGTCACAAAGACGGGAAGCAGGGTTAAACCCCAAATGATCATTGTGACTATTCAACCAGTTGCGCATTAGTTCCACATCTCCACCGTGAACGGCATAGAGTGCTTTCCACATACGAAGAAGACTTAACTTATCTACACAACCATTCAAAGGTAAATGTAGTTCTTGTGATGCTTTAGATGCAGCACCATCTATAATTTCTTTGTCAGTTTTCATTAGTTAAATGTTTAGGTATCTCTACTACAAGTTTATTGTCGTGGAATCCAAGAATTGCTTCTCCTGCATCGTGATTTAGTTGCTCATAGATGCTTTCATAAATCCAATCGCAAGAGGGTTGATCATCCTCAAGGAGAAGTTTAATAGTGAGTGTGACTTCTTTCATTAGATTACTTTGAGTTTGCGTTTGATGTGTTGCAATACTTGTTTTCTTGCTTTGAGTTTTCCCTTACAAGAACCTTTAGTGTTTTTACGTTTTCCTGAGTTGTGCTGCCAATTCGGAGTCATCCCTCCCCTTTGCTTGATGAACATAGTATAACACCCTCTCCAAGCAAATGGAGAGGGTGATGGGCAGTCCTACGACTGGCACAGGACTATTTCTTTAGTCTCTTAGTTTCTAGTCCATTTACAACTATTCCTTTCCTAATCATTTTCATCATTGCTTCTTGTGCGGATTCAAGTTGAAAATAACAAGCAAACTTCTTCTCACCCATAAACTCATACTCTATAGTATAAAATTCATTATCAAGTTTAGGCATAAGAGTACTCATTCCACTCTGGATCATTTGCTCTATCGAGAGCAAATAGCATCTTATTCAATGGTTTTTTTGGAACAGTGCGAAGTATCAAATTGGTTTCTACGAGAAGTTTGTCACTTTTTTTGGAATTGCAAGGCATACAAGCAACAACTAAATTTTCCCAAGTATCTTCACCACCACGAGAACGTGGAATGATGTGGTCAATAGTTAGATTTTTGGTAGAACCACAATACTGACACTTATGCCCATCACGTTTATAGATCATTGCTCTTGATGGTCTGTTTTGTGAGAGTTTCTCGTAGGGCAACTTAATATAATTGACCAATCGAATCACTCTTTTACCAAGTGCCTGTGCTTTATTCTTCATAAGAAGCACAATTGCTCTCTTCCAATTAGTAAAGTTAATTGGTTCGTAAGATGCGTTCAGAACAAGTATAGTTTGGTTTGGTTCAATTTTTAAGTAGTCCATCGACCTTTTGCGGTTTTACAGAATGAATAGATTTTAACTCCCATAGTATCTAGATGTCAAAGAAAATATCTGGATTAAATCCAGTTTCTTGTCCTGGATAACCACCAGGATTGCAGACAACACGACAACCATCAATCATATAATTAAAGGCATTGTGAGTGTGTCCATGTACCCAGTATTTGATTTGTCGATGATTCACAATAACATTATCAAGATTACTACAATAAGCACCGTTAGCATTTTTCTTATATTGATGCGGAACAGACTGATAACTAGGTGCGTGATGACTGATGACAAATACGTTTTCATTCAGTGTTTGTAGTTGATTCAGTAGATACTTCTTGCTATCTTTGTGAAAGTTAAGGGTATCAGTTGGATTCAGTTTTCGATACTTTGGAGTGATACGAATAACTTTATAGTCATTCATACACTGTGCTGCTTCCATCATCTCTAGAGCATTTTCATTGCGAAAATCCGTCCAAAGTGTGAAACCAATAAAGTTCCAGTTGTTGATAGTTATTGTATCATTATCAAGAAGATGAAAATTATGAGGAAGATTCTCTTTTAGTTTCTTTTTGGTTCCTTCATAATTGTATCCATAGAACTCATGATTGCCCATCACATAAAGAACTTTATCATAGTTCTTGCTACAATCATTTAAGAACCTATCATAGACTGCGTGAATGTATCCATCAGTCTTAAAATGCTTGGCACAAAGAATGTCTCCAGCAAGAACTAATACATCACCTTCATCGACATCAAAGATTTGGCAAGAAGTAAAATGTTCAAGATGCAAATCACTAAGAACTTTGAGTTTCATTGTTTCTTTGTGCGTGTTCCCATTATAGGGCATCAGGTGAGACTTTGAGAGTTCTCTGTGCCAGTTTTTGAAGTGTCCAGATTATCATATTCCCAGTGACAATTTGGACACAGTGCCATAAGATTTTCTCTTGAATTGATAACACTTATAAGAGTTTCACCAGTAAATGTAGAGATTCCTTTTTTGTGTGCTATTTCTACGTGTTTATCATATCCGCATTTTTCACAAGAATTCATATTATATTTTTTTGCTTCTGCCCTTGCTCTTGTTCTCACCAAAGCATATGCAGAAGACCTATGGTGCTTCTCATAAATTGCTTCAGATAAGGTCATATCACCCAAAGAACCACAACACCTTATACATCTTTTGCTTCTATAATCAATTTTTACTCCACATACCTCACAATCATTTGGAAAGTTTATTTTTTTCTTTTTGGGATGATGAACATTTGTCCATTTTGCAGCACAACTCCTACTACAAAATTTTGGATTGTTATGTGATTTTCCACAAGTGATACATTCCATATTGTGAATGGATATTACATTATTATTTATATTTTTAGTTGTTTTATTCAAAACACCCCGTGTAGGATTCGCACCCACGACCGATTCTTTAGAAGAGAATTGCTCTGTCTCCTGAGCTAACGGGGCAAGAGACCCTCTGGTTTGTGCATTGTTAAGAGGCATAGAGGGTGTGGGACTTACTTAAAGTTTGGACCTTTAATGCCCGTAGAAATTAACCGTTAAGGACTTGAGGTTCGGAATCCTCTACGTCAAGTTTATTTAGAACATACTGAATTGGTTTCAGTTCTTCCTTGAGGTCATTCTCAAGTTCCTTGAAAGTCTCAACCAGTGCCTCAAAGAGTTCAGAACCAGTCAGTTCATCATAATAAACATTCTCACGGAAATACTCAGTGAGTTGGTTTTTCAGATCCTCACCAATTTGATGAGAAGCAGACTTGCAACGACGTGCCATAATAAAGAGATAAGATAGTTAGTTAAACTGTAATCAGACGTAGGTTACAGTACCTTCAACGTCAGTGAGGGAAGCATAACCGTCATCTTCAGAATCCACAGGTTCGGAATAGTTCTCAAGCACAGTGGAATCATAATTATCCAGTGCTTCAATGAGTTCGGCACCAGTTTCTGCATTAGTCAGATTGACAATCAGTTGAGAACCAGCAGGGTTGGTATCAACGATTTCAGCAGCAAGAGCAATCAGTTTAGCAGACATTTAAGAAAAAGTCAAGTGAGTAAAAAGTGGATAACTTTATCGGTCAGATATTTCTAACCCGTAGGCAAACCCGTTCCTCCAAAATTAAATACCTACAGGATATTCAATTTCAATTTCATCTTCGTCAGGAAGACCCAGTTGAAGACTAACATAATCTTCATAGTCAATACCAAGAAACTTTTTAGCAAAGTCTTCGTAATCATCGTGAAGAATACAAGTATCAATCATCTTGAAACCTCCTTGACTTGATGAATACATCATAGCAGATGTCTCGTGATCTGTAAAGTGTTATGTGCCAGAAGGATTAGTGGCACAAGTGGTATCAAACGTCATACCACTTATATTCATTAAAGTGTTCCTGATAGAAGAAAATATCAATTTCATCAGTGCTAATACTCAAAAGATTGCTATAATATTTCATTCCTTGAGTGCAAACAAGTTCCAAAACATCAAGACTCTTTTGACAATAATTGTAAGTATCAATTTTTAGCATCATCTTCTAGTTCAACTCCGAAACTTTGGAGTACATAAGGGAAACATTCAACACATTCCTGAACAATATATTCTTCTTGATTGTCATCACATTTCTTATGTAAATCCTCAAGAAGATTTTGTGCATATGCACGGATAATGTCTTTAGGGTCCATTGACTCAACCAGTTCGTCAACAAACTCCTCAAGAAAGTTATCTCGAACTATGGGATCTTCTACGAGTTCAATTGTAAACTCTTCGATTGTTTTTGACACTTGTTCAAGTTTCAGGATTTCAGTATATAGGTCCATTGCTAGAATTAGTAAGTATCAAGTTCAACCAGTTTCTTTTGCTGTCGCATCTCCTTAATAATCATCTGAAGTTCTGAAATGTCTTCATTTAGGATTGTGAGGTCATCATACATCATTTCTGCTTGATAAACACTCCTACACTTTTTATATTGCTTTGAGAGTTTATCGAACTTTTTCTTTGCTTCCTTGAGATCTTTTTCATACTCGGGAAGTGTTTTTTCGAATTGTTGATAATTCATTTGCGATAAGGACTAGACCAGTAAGAACGAAAAACGGAATAAACAATAACAACAGTGCTGATAACACCAACCAAACCGAAAAGGGTAATGGCATCACCTGTAAATTGGTAAGTTTCGGGCATAACCTCGACTTGTTTACTTTTCAATCATAGCACCTTTTGGGTGCTCCATCAAGTAATAATGGACAGTAGAAAAACCGTCCATCGTTATACTTATGTAGTTAATTAACCTACTACATCTTGGTAAGTATTCCGAACATTTTTCACCAAATTATCACGTTTTTCTTGAGTTGTCAGGTTTGCAAGAGCAAACCTTGCAGTTACATAAACACCAACAACCTGCATCAGAGAGTTAAACACAGGAATACTATCAACGATTTCAACAAATCCGTGAAGAAAGAGTTGAGAAACAATGACTGCTGTAAAGATGCCAACAGTCATTCCAGTTTTCTTTAGAATATCATCAGTAATGTTTTCAGTGTAAAACTCTTTGGCAGTGTTAAAATTAAATTGCATTGGATTGGATTGGATTAGGGAGTAGGGTCAAAATAAACGATTTCTTCCAGCATTGGAAGAATCTCGTATTGAATATCATCAAGATGTTCTACCATAATGGTTTGGTCCATCTGATGAAGTTTCTTTTCACGTTCTACAAGTTCAGTCAGAATCTTGTAGGCACGTTCAACTTCTGCGTAAGCATAAACTGTTGTTCTCACCACAAACCTCTTTCTAAGTTACATGTTAATAATTTAACCAATTCTCCTCCAACAAACAGTAGCATTACCCCGTCCAGTGGATTCGATATGTGCAAATGCAGAATAACTTAAATCAATGTCTGCATGGGAATAAGGTCCACGATCATTTATTCTTACAATTACTTGCTTCCCATTATCTTGATTTGTCACTCTAATTTTAGCACCCATAGGTAAATAAGGATGAGCTGCAGTCCAACGATAAGCATCAAACCGTTCACCATTTGCGGTTTTCTGTCCATGAAATCCATCTCCCAGACCATAAAAAGTAGCAATGCCGCAAACTAGAGCAGAAACAATTACCATTCACCTCGTTGAATCATAATCTTCTTAATCTCAGCAAACACAAACTTTTTCAGTTTAGCATCTTCAGTTGTTTCATATGCAAGATAGAGTCTCTTCAGGTAATCTTCTTGTGTGCAAACTTTAACTACCTTCACATCAGTCATTCCAATATCACGCAAAGAGGAACCTGCTTTTACCTTTGCCCTACCAAAGTTCCCAGACACAGAACCTTGAGTGCGAAGTTTAGGTTTGATTTTAGAAAGATTGGAAGCAGTCATTGCCCTTTTTGTTGATGTACTCATTATAGGGCAGAACCCACCCCATCGGGGGGTGGTCTGTGCCAGTTCAACAAGTGTCTCAGTCAGTAGTTAAATGCTGGTACTGAAGTTTATCCATATAGTAGTAAATTGTATTATCATTATAAAATTCATAGAATCTCCTTGGATTCTTTTCTTTCATTTTTGTTAGCATATTTACCCACTGATAGTCGCAATCTATCTCGTAACCAATGTGTCTTTCATTCATTTTTTCATCAGAGAAAGTTGACGTTCAAACTCAAACTTCAATGGAAGAAGGTGGGATACAAAAAAATGCTCATATTCATTTCCTTTCACAATATTTGAAAGATTTTCAATCTGAATAAGAGCAAGTTGGAACTTTGTTAGGTTATCTATAGGCATTTTAGTCAATCCCAACTTACACTTTCAAGCAAAACACCAGGCATTACATAAGTGTATGTCTTTTGGGTATTAGTTTCACCAATTTTATATTCCCACTTATATTCGTGTTTATTGTGTGAGTCCCAAGTTACGAATCCTTTTACATTATCAAATCGTGACTTAATTGTCAAACCAAATCGATTAGAATAAATGTTGCGAGTTTTCAGTGCTCCACCATTCTCACGAGTTTCTACTACAGTACATACATCACTATAGAGTTCTCCAGACGATTCAAGATAACAATTAGTCTGGTACTTAAAAGGTGGTCCAGCAAGAGCAGGAACGGGAAGAGTAATAGCAGCAAGAAGAAGTAGTTTTTTCATAAGAATCATTTGACAATTTTCCAGTTAGAGTCTTCTTTTTTTCGTACTGTAAATTTATACTTTCCATTCACAGATGTCAAATACATTACATCATTTACTTCATCATCTACATAACAACTGTGTAATTTGTCCATTTCAGTATTAAATCTAAATGTAGCAGCACCAGAAATTGGTTGAACACAAACAAATTTACGTTTAATTGCTGTTGTCATAATTTCAAAATTTAACGTTTACCCCAACAACCTTTGCCTTCGGATTACGAGCAAGAGCAGTTTCTCTTGCATCCTTCGGATTAGTTGCCATTACTTCTTCCTTAAAAACTTTACCACCAACATAAAGTTCAACAATATATTTCATACAGCAAGTGCTCCATTGGGAATTTCAACAACAATAGGAAAAAGAGAATGAAGTTTATAACATACCCATTCACCTTTCAAGGTGTAAAGATATGCATATTCTTCACCATCGACAAGATAATCGTAGATGTTTCCATCGTGCCGTGGAGGACAGTCATCACCACGTTGAGAATAATAGTTGGGACCATACTTTGATGCTTTACCACCACAATCAAATGGAGTATCAGTCCAACAGGAACTCATATCACCACCATCAATCAGTTCTGCAACTTTATCACGAGTATTGTAGTGGGTCTTTAGAATACGACCCAACCATTCAGGATAACCATCCCAATGATGGTACACCGAGAGCACAGACTCATCAGAAAGTTGAATGCCGATGCGAGAACGTGTTGACATAATGCGGTTTGGTTAATTAAAAATCAGAATTCAATTTCAGTCCAATCAATAGCATCTGTTTCACTTACAGATGCGTATTGATCTTCATAAATGTCAAAAAGTTCTTCATACAAATCAGAACCTTCAAGTTCTTCAATTTGTGCCTCTTCAAGAAAGATTCGAGTCATCCATCTCATTTGATTACCTAGTAATCATAGCACGACTTTGGATGGATTGGGCATTGTGGTGGACGGTTTTTAGAGTGGCACAAAGCGTAAAAATAGAGGGCATTGCACCCCCTTAGTAAGTTTTGGATAAGAAGGAAACTTATAACCCCCCTTCACTCATTTAAGGTCAAACAGCAACAGGTGCTGAGTGACGAGTGAACTTAACGATTTTATTCGCTGCGTTTGTTTGTTTGTCCCGTCAACAGATAAGACCTTTATGCCCCGTCGAAACCTGTGTATCCCCGTGAAGTGGAGATAAGGGGAATCGAACCCCTGTCCGAAACATCAGACTTCTCATCCTCTTGAACACTTTATATAGTATCAGATTTTTTAGTTTTTGTAAAGTGGAGAATAGGAGACTCGAACTCCTGACCTCCTGAATGCAAATCAGGCGCACTACCAACTGTGCTAATTCCCCTTGTGTTTTATTTAGGATAAAATCCTAATGCTCCAGAGAAGATTTGAACTTCCACGCTTTTTAAGGCGGCGGATTCTAAGTCCGCTGTGTCTACCGTTCCACCACTGGAGCTTATCGTTTTTTATTTGAGAACGTATCTGTTTGTGTATGACAATTAGGACACTTCAATCTCAAATTTTCTGAACGATTATCGTATCGATCACCGTTAATGTGATCGACTTGTAACCTCAAAGGTTTACCATTCCAAGTAGAAGAAATACCACATTCAGAACAAGTATTACCTCGTTCTTCTACTAACAATCTGTATAAGATATCTCTTTTACAAGTTTCTTTAGCAGAATTGTAGTATTCGGTAAGAGAATTCCATTTATTTTGACCACCAAAACTACTAAGATGTTTAGTATTGTTTGGTTTGTAGTCAGGAATCCACTTTTTCCATCTAGATCTTAGTGTATCTATCTTACAATTTAACTCAACACATAATTGAGTTGGAGATACTCCAGACAAAAGAGAGTTTACTATGTAATCTTTCTTATCGTCAAGATCTTTTCTCATAATTGGTAGACGTGCTGTATTATTTATACAAATTACTACCAATTTACCCCCAAATAATTACTTTGAACTTACAAAGTCATTGATGATTTCTGCTTGCTTAAGCACATCATCAAGAGTTGGATATTTTGAATCAAATCCTTCTGGCAATTTGCCATCATTAGAGCACTCTGCTTTTGCAAACTCTACATGATAATTGTCAGAAAGCATACAATATGCTTGCTTAAAAATTTCAAACCGAAGTTCGTAAGGTGTCATAGTTATTCTCCTGTGTGTTTGTGTGTTTCCTCTGTATAGGAATCGAACCCAGTTTCCAAGTGCATTGTCTGCCTGTCCTTACCAATAGACTACCAGAGGTTGTGGTAGGTGTTGGGAACTTTACCTATGTCCCCACTCTTGACATTCACCCAAGCACCAGTTTAAACATCGAC